CTATCTTCTGCAAATTTGTTTAGAGCGAGAAACCGATCCATCATTGCAAATAAATTTACCGCCAGAACAATGGGATATTCCGCCTTTCTTACCAGAACAAGGCTCGCGGCCACGTGCATCAGCCATGTTTGCAACCACTAAAAACGAACTTGCCAATAAAACGGTTGAAATCAATCTTTTCATCATATTTTCTCCATTTTAAGAATCACCTTCCCCACCACATCAATATCACTCAATTCACATTCAAAACTGAATTTGCCGCCGTCCACACGGATTTTTCCTGCAGGTAGCACAGTGATATAACGGATAAGATGGGAGTTTTCGACGATGACGAAGTATTCGCCATCCACTAAATTGCCGTAATCACTAGTCGCAAAATAGGTGTGATTGTCTTCGTCAATACAAAACACTTTGTCATAACTTTCACGGCTGTCTAAATTCGGTAAGTAAGGCAAAAGAAAGGGTTTATTTTCTGTTATGAAAGATTTTCCGCTTTCTAGCTTTATTGTATGAAAATATTTCAAATCGTCTGAATTATCGAAAATCGGCTCATTTCCATAGGCCACATAATCCAATCTTGCACCCGTTTCTTTCACGCAACGGATCACTAATTCTGCAGGGAAAAAACTACGAGAAACCCAAGTGCTAAACGTGCTGGGCGAGATCCCGAGGTGTTCGCCTAAATCTTTTCTTTTTGCAAATCCATATGCTTTTTGAATGCGGTCAATGACATCCTTTCCGCCAATCAATTCTAAATTATTCATAAAATGAGCCATAAATTCATATTGACATTCTCAAATGAGCCATAATATTATAATTACGCAAATGAGCCATAAATCAATATATACCAATATTTAACAAGGGGAAGTTTAAGCAATGAACAGCCAAAATGCAATTTGTATAAATGTACAGATCCACGCGCCTTATGTCACATTAAAGAAATATGCCGAGCTTACCGGGCTTTCGTTAGACAAGGTGCGAAAGATGAGAGCAGCGGGAGAACTACCCATCGCAGATAAAAAAGCGGAAAGGGGATCAGTGTTAGTTAATCTCATCGCGATTGCCAAACAGGCAGCTAAACAAGAATAAAAAACCGCACAAAAGTGCGGTTAGTTTCCAAAAGATTTTAGTTATAAGGGGAAGACAATGGCTAAAACATCAACCTTTAAATTCTTTGTTCAAGAAAAAGTCGAAAAAGGCGAAATCACTATTGAACAAACCAAAGAAATTACGGCTGTAATTAAACAATCTAGTTCCGTTTCGCCAAATGCTCAACAAAAGGCACAAGCACATCAAGCAATTCGGGCGATTTTTGAGACGTTGAATCAATCAGCATGTGAAGCTCGTTCTCCACATCATCAAGCAAATCAGGGTGGCGAGAAAGTCCACGCAACAAGCAACCCATCACGCGTTCTTGAAGTGCCAGTTGTAAATGCTGCTGATGAATCTGTGCTTGCATATCTTCAATTGTTTTTTCAATCCGATCGTTCGCCATGTGAAATCCTTAAATTAAGTAACAGTTTATTTATTTTAGGGCAAGCATACAACAAATCAGGTAAATAAAAAAGCGAGGGCGCGGCAATGTATGTATCTGAAAACGAAAGTGCGGTAGAAAAATGGCATCGTTTAAACGGTGTGCCCATGTCGAAAGCAAGAAATAGCGAAGAAACCTTGCATGAAATGGGCTTGAGTAAATATCCCACTGAACGCGCGTTTAATCATCTTTCCGATGAGCAAAAAGGCATGTTAAAAGCGTTAGCAGATATTGAACCCTTTGAAGATTACATCTTGCCCGATCTGAGTGGCGATAAGTTATGGCATTACAACGAAAAAGGGATTGATAAATTAACCAAAGCATTTCACGCCATGTCAGCACTTCGCGCGCCTTTTCCGCGCGCTTTAACCCGTCGTGATTTTTACAATATCGACCCACACACAAGGGGGCAATAATGGAAAATAAACCAAGTACTGCAAACTGCTTAAAAGCGGCTAAAAAGTGGCGAAACAAATATTGGATTTATCGCACAAAATGGGAGTTGTTTAAAAGACAACAAAACGAAGTTGCCGCAAGTGCCATCTATCACAAGATGGTAATTGCATTAGATAACGTAGGGTATTTAACCAAGAAAGCCGAAGAGCTGGCTCATTAAGGAGGTTTTATTATGCAGGAACATTTTATCGAATTATCAAATCGCTACAGCATTAAGTTAAGCGAAACAGCGAAGTACATTATTTACAAAATTGAACTACAAGAAAATGGCACTTATGAACGAGTAGGCGGGAAAGTTTGTAAAGACTTATTCGCGGTGGTTGATACGCTCATTCTTTGTGAATTAATGGATGAGGATGTTATTTCTCTTTCTGCAGTGGCTAAGAAATTAGAAGAAATCTACGCAGAAGTAAAACGCATCGCTGAAATCCAAGCGACTTATGCACAGGCATAAACACTTTTTTTATCTAGATTCATTAATTAAATTCATCTAAATAAATTAAGAATGAAATTAATTCATAAAAATAAAGAGTGAATACAAAATGTGGGAACAGCAACGCGATAATACAATCATTGCCAAACATGCACACATGGCAGTGGTTGCATGTGAGCGCCATCAAGCAGCAGAAAACGGTCAAAAATTTGACCGCACTTTTCTGCCGTTCGATGAAAGCTGTTATACGCCCTTACAGTTGGAGTTGTTTGCGATTAACTCCGCTGATTTTGAGTTTATCGAACAAAAACTTGAAAACCTACCACGCCAACGTCAGCGAGAATATTTCCGTAAACTCTACATTAAGGCCTATCGTTCTGTTAAAGATGATGGGTCGATTGCGTTTGCCCTAGGCAATAAGCAACGCCGCCACGCGAACGATTATTTGCGCGATGTATTAGATGTGCGTTTACAAAAAGTCTTTTCACAGTACAACGTGAACGTAGATTTTTTGCAAGCGTTCATCCATACACCACAATGGCTGCTATCCGTTAAAGATGAAATGCAACAAGCTGTACAGTTCTCTACTGTGTCAACACGTGAAGAATTAGCAAAACACTATAACGAGCTGCATTACAGCGGATTCCGTTTTCAAGTGTTCAGTATCCAGCAAAAGCAAAAACAATTACCTTTCTATTTAATTACCGAAAGCAAATTGAAAAAGATGGCGTATCAAATTTCTACGGCATTTACTCAATTCCAATTTGATTGCACACACTTTTTAAAAAATGGCATCGAAAGCGACAATGAGAGCGATATTCAAGGCTATTTCTATCAGCTTTATAAATGGTGTGGTGAAATCGCCCTTTCTGCGGGTTTCAAAATCCCTCACTGGGAAAAAATCGAAAACCACAAATACATCAAAGACGAATATATCGACAGCACCTTAATTCGCTTAACCTGCGAAAAATGGTGGTTTAAGCAAATGAGAGACATACAAAAACGTATGGTCGAACATATCGCTATTGCCTGTGGCGAGGTGCGCGCCAATGCCGCCAGTTATATCTCTAATCAAAGTTTTCAGGAATGGCAACTCCAACAACGCAAGAATCACGATTACTTGCGCGCCATGATCATTGAAAACATCGACAACCCAGAAGAACAGGTCGAACTTTTCGATATGTTCTTGAAATCATCATCTAACCCAGCATTACGTCGTAATGAAATGATGGTGCGCTTGCGTGGCTTGGAAGAATGGGCAGAAGAAAATAACAATGAAGCCTTATTTTTAACCCTCACTGCGCCATCATCATTCCACGCAGGAAACAGCAACAAAAAATGGTCGGGAGTTAATCCACGAGATACGCAAAACTATCTAAACAAAGTGTGGCAACAATTCCGTGCTTTGTTAGCAAAACGTGATATTAAATTTTATGGTATGCGAGTGGCAGAGCCGCACAAAGACGGTACGCCACACTGGCATGCGTTAGCTTACGTGCCGGCAGAACACAAAGAAGAAGTCATCCGATTATTTAAACAAAAAGCCCTAGAGTTAGACGGTAATGAAAAAGGTGCAGCAGAACACCGTTGCAAGGTGGAAGAATGCGATAAAACAAAAGGCAGCGCAACGGCTTACATTGCCAAATATATTGCGAAAAATATTGATGGTTTCGCCCTTGCAGGCGAAGTGTCAGACGAAGATCCAACACTAAGCCTACACGACAACGCGTTGCGCGTTCGTGCTTGGGCGAGCCGTTGGGGCATTCGTCAGTTCCAGTTCTACGGTGGTGCATCAATTTCTGTTTGGCGCGAATTGCGCCGATTAATCAGTGGTCAAGCCGATGATGAAATTATCAATAAAGCCCAAGCTGCAGCAGGTATAGCAAATGATTATGCCGCCTACATGGATATTCAAGGCGGTGCACTTGCTAAACGTACTGATCAACCCATCAAGCTAGATTATGAAACCAAGCCCGCGAATAAATATGGTGAACAGCGTAAAGCCATTATTGGGCTGGCTAACCGATTTAGTCTTAAACAAGTCATCTCACGCACCAAAAAATGGCAAATTAAAAAACGCCCACAAGATTTTGCACAACGCACAGAATCTATGGTTGAGCGTAGCTCAACCGCTAACAATAGCGCACGTAGTGCGCCTTGGACTTGTGTCAGTAACTGTAACCGCTCAATTATTGAGCAGAAGATCAAATTACTGACACAACCGATCTGCGCCACACTTAGCGCACAAAAATTAGACTATTTATTCAAGTATAAACGGCTAACTATAGATAAATATACAGCCTTAACACTCACCGAAAACGATGTGCAGTTAGTGAAACGGAATCAAAATATGATGACGTCGCTTTCCCCTGTGCCGAGAAACCTTCAAAAACTCAAAGATTTTCATAAAAGCCAACGTATTCAATAGGAGAAAACGCAATGAATAAAAGAAAACAGAAACAAATCAGCCGAATCTTAGCGGCAAAACGGGAGGAAAAGTGCGGTCAAATTAATGCGGAATTGCAAGAAACTATCGAATATTTAGAGGAACGCGTTCACCTATTAAGAGCGCAGCTATCTATTCACGGAGAAAACGCAATTAATTTAAAAGCCTATGTTTTAGAACAAGTGATTAATATCAAGCGCCAAATCGTAATAGAACGATGCGGCGAAATATTCTTAGGGCTTGTCAGTGGAATGATTGGCGGGATTATTGGGATGTTTATGTGGGTGTTGTGTATTCTTTAGAGGTATGTATGGGTTACAGAATTTGTAAAGAACAACCTAAAGAATGGGATGGGGAACATTATTTTACGTGTGAACATTCGCTTAATAGTCGTTCAAAAATATATTTTTTAATGCATTGTAATATATTAAAGAAAATGCCAGATGGAAGACTAAAAATTAAAGTGTTTGGTTATCGCTGGTCACATCCAAACGGCGAAAAAATTAGATATGTGGATAATTTTCGGGTTGTGAAAGCAAGTGAATATACATAGGGTTTAAATAATCATGAAAAAATTAATGATACTGTTTGCAATATTAATGGCTTTTCCTTGTTTGGCAGAAAAATATATTGTTCCGTTTTCTGGTGGTATTTTAGACAAGTATTCGAATTATCCTGATGTAATAATCAATGAAATATGTATTCACAATGTTGGTTATTTAGTCACAGATAACGGTCATGTTGTTGTGGCAGTAGATCAAAATAATAATCCGCTTGTTTGTAAAGTTAAGGATAAATCAAAGGAAAAATAAATGAATAAATCCAACACAAAAAAATCAGATAAAGACTTATGGGCTACACCTTGGTGGGTTTTTCATTATGCAGAACAGTATTTCAACATCAAATTTGATTTAGATGCATGTGCCATGGAACATAACACTAAAGTGAAAAACTTTATCAGCCCAGAACAAGACACGCTAACAGCAGATTGGCAAGGGCGTTATTGTTGGATGAATCCGCCTTATAGTAACCCGTTGCCGTTTGTGTTGCGCGCAATCCAACAAAGCGTGTTACATAACAAAACGGTGGTGATGTTACTCAATGTGGACGGTTCCACAAAATGGTTTGATATGTGCGTGCGCAATGCTAAAGAAATTGTCTATATCACTAATTCACGGATCCCATTTATCAACAACGAAACAGGCGAGGAAACAGACCAAAACAACAAACCGCAAATGCTGGTGCTATTTGAGCCAAAAGCACCTTACGGCAGTTTGAAATCGTCTTATGTTTCGTTGCATACGATGAAAGAACAGGGATTAAACACAAAATAAAAAAAACCGCTATTTCTAGCGGTTTTTTTCATCATCTAATATTTTTCGTAAATTAGCTTTTTCTTCGTCTGAAAGTTTCCCTAAAACCAATTCAAGCAATTTATCTTTAGTCAATTTGCTACTTCGGGTTGTGTGACCAAACTCCATATTCATTACAAAACGATGACCACACTGGGGATTTTTGCACGCGCAATAATAGCGAGTGAATTCACTGTGTATGCGTTCAGATCTTTCAATGACTGATTTTGAATTACAAACAGTGCAGTAAATATCTGTTGTTCTTGCCATTTTCCCCAAAATCCACAAAATTAACATGTAACTATAATTATATATAACACTGTTATTTTGTATAGGCTTTGAGCGTAAATTTATTTGCTAAAATTTTGCTCTCGGAACTTGATTTTTAGTAAATTTTTAATTTCAGGGTCGCTATTGATCGTTTCTGCTATGATCTCCTGCAGTGGCATAACCTCGTCATAATGATAAACCTCACGATATTTCAACGGATCACCAAGTCCGCCTGTATTTGTCGGGATGATACCACTTAAACCAGCCGGGAATCGGTGTGCGGTTAGCACATCTTGTGCAGAGATGTTTTTGATATTCGCAAATTCATCTTTTGTCCCTGTGTCGCCAATCGGAATCACTTTTAACCCGTCAGGATGACCGCCCGCAATATTAACAAACATGGAACGGAAGTTTCCAACCCCCTTAGATTCGCTGATCTTTCTTGCGATCTCTTCTTCCATTTCTTCGGTCAAGTCGGGATCCGTAGAATATAGAATAAACCCCATATGCGCCCCGTTGCTGAAATAGCGACGACGAAATACAGTAGCATCAGAGTTTAATAGTGCAGATTGGATACCGCCTACATAATCGGGCGATCCGTAAACCTGTTGCATAGGGTCGTAAAGTTTAATGAAGATAATATCTTTCGCATCATAGCGATAGATTTCTTGTGCGGTATCATAAAGTGACTTTTTCATCAAATACGAATAGCCGCCATCTTTGCGCACGCGTAAATAAAGGCTAGATAACGGCACAAGACGCACCACTTGCCCAAAACCATTACGCACTTTTAAAAGCCCCACATCACCAAACTGAATTAAGTTAAGGCAAAGTGCGCGCATATCCATACGAGATAATGCTTTGCCGCCTTCGTAGAGGGCGCTCACCATATTGGCACGACTATGCAGAATTCCCCCATGTTGTGCATTTTGATGAGGTAGTTTAGCCAGTGCATGACGATTCACTGGGGGCAAATAGCAGTTATAATTTTCATCAAAGCCAATACCGACATAATCCAATGCGGGTGAGGCTGTGAGTTCACTCAAGGAAAAAGTGCGGTCATTTATCGGTGCAATAAAAATCCCTTTTTTACTGTCTTTTTTTACATTAGTTTCCACTTAATACACTCCATCCACGACGTTTGCGCGGTTTATCACTTAAAGATTTTTTATTAATAGCATTACAAATCGCAAAAAACACATCGGCATGTTGTGTTTTGACTGTTCGTTCAGCGGTGAACGTCATCGTATTGCCAGATTTTGTTGATTGGTGCTTAATCATTAAAAAGCTAGGCACAATATCCAATTCTTCTTCGCTCCACTCAATTTGCCCATGCTCAACTAAATCATGCACTTTCAGCACCATGCCTGTTTTACTTTCGGGATTGTAAATAATGGCAGTGGCGGCGCGGCGGGCAAATTCTTTCACCAGTTCATAAACCCCATACCCCACGCCAGTCGCATCAATGCCGATGTAAGTCATATTGTATTTTTCATAAAGTGCACGAATTTGGTTCGCTTGATACACATAAGATAGCCCATGCCATTGATGCCGTTCGAGCAAGCGATATTTTTCACCGGGTAACGCAGGCGGGGCAATAATTACAAAACTAGCACCATCACCACTGTGTGCGGGGTCGAATCCGCCCCAGACTTCGCGATCGCCAAATGGGCGTTCAGATTTCGGGTTAAAATCTTTCCATTTCGTAGCATCTACACCACATTTTAAAAGTTGATGAACGGTAAAAATCGAATCCGCATCATCAATCCAAACACACATATAAAGCTGATTAAATGCGTATTTGCTATAGCGTTGTTTCAGTTTCTCAACATTAAATAATGTATCTGCACCGCCTTTTAGCGCATCTTCAATCGTCACGACATAACGCCACTGACCATCGGGGCAAAGTCGCCCACCGTCGCGCAATTCTGCAAAGGTCGGGAATGGAATGTTTTTGCGTTTTGGATCGCCATCGCGCCAGTTATCACCACTCCAAAATGAATAGGATTCATGAAATTTGGAAGACGGAGTGCTGAAATAGGTTTCTCGCCATCTTGCATGCGTTGCCATGGCCGATGCCACATCATTGAATCGCTGAAAGTCACGAATCCATGCGTATTCGTCACCGTACACATGGCCACTATTACCCTGTGACGTGTTTTTGTTGGTTGATAAAAAATGCAGTTCCGCCCCGTTGCTTAAAATAATTGGGTTACCGGTCAGCTCAACGCCGAAATATTCCCGCGCCATTTTCACGATGTAGTTTTTAAAGATTTCTGCTTGTCGCTTACTAGCTGATAAGAATATTTGATTGTCACCGCTGAAAATCGCATCTTCCAAAGCCTCAAAACTGAAATAATAAGTTGCCCCAATTTGGCGCGATTTCAGAATATTTCGCACATCATGGTGCTTATTGGCGCGGATGTGTTTTTGATAATAAAACAACGAATCAATAAACGGCTGGCACATTTCGGGCGTAACGTGGGAAATATCATTCTTTACCCGTTTTTTCTTCTTGCGTTCGTCACCGTCACCGCTGTCGGCAAAGGCGCGTTCACCGCTAGAAACATCATTAGAATTGACCGCACTTTTTGCCGTCACTTTAGCTACCGTTGCGGCACGTTGCTTTTTGTACTGAATATCTTTATCGATCAGGGCTTCCAGTTCTTTTATTTCCTGATCGTTTTTATTTTCACGCTCTGTCAATGTAATAATGCGCAAGGCAATTAATTCTTCAATCCCGCTTTCGCTGATTAAATTTCGCCAATTGTATTTTTCCGCCCAATAGTAAATCGGGCGTGTGCTATTTAAACCTAATTCTTCAGCGATCTCTTTCGGCGTGTATTTTTTTAAATATAAAAACTTTGCCGCATAAATCACTTCGTCATCGTAGCGTTTTGTTTTTCTTTTTCTTAGCTTAGATTCCGTCATCTTTTATCTTGCTGTTGTTGTGTTGGGCGTATTGTGGCAACAAAAACAGCAAAATTTTAATGGCAAAAATTGGATCTGTTCGGATACGCGCAGTTATTGATCTATATCCGAATATATCCGAATTTCGCCCCGTGATTTTGCAAAAAAGATCGGCAAAAATGGCGGCACTTACGCAAACAAAGCGAAACATAGGCATTTTTAAAATGAACAAATCTAAACTCAAAACTGATTTTATTTGTATCGCCACATCGGGCTACACCGTGGACGGTCGCCAAATCACCGCCCAAGAATTGCACGAAATGGCGGAAACATACGATCCAGAACACTACACCGCGAATTTATGGCCAGAACATCGCCGTTGGTTCAATATGGGGCAAGTGATCGAACTGAAAGCAGAAGAAAATGAAAAAGGCGAAACACAACTTTTTGCCATCATCGCGCCAAACCAAGAATTAATCGAATACAACAGAGCGGGTCAGTATTTATTCACCAGCATTGAAATTACCCCGAATTTCCGCAACAGCGGCAAGGCTTATTTATCGGGTTTAGGTGTCACCGATTCCCCAGCATCTGTCGGTACAACAGAATTGAAATTCTTTAGCGCAGAGCAAAAAGACATGATTTTTGGCGAGTTCGTCAAAGTGAATTTTTCTGCAAAAGAAAATGAAGAAGAAAAAATGACACGTAGTTTTTTCAACGCGATCAAACAATTCTTTTCATCTTCCGAACAACTGGAAGAACAACCAACTCCCAATAACAACAATAATAAAGAGGACGATGCAATGAACGATAAACAGTTCAAGCAATTAATTGATGCGATGAATGGTTTAGGCACCAAAATTGACAGCCATTTTTCAGCTAAAGTGGAAACCAAGCCAGAGCCAACAGAAAAGAAAGATGAACAACCGCAAGGCGTAACTGCGGAACAGTTCAATCAACTTTTAACAACGGTTCAGGCGTTGGATAAAAAATTCAACGAATTAAGCCAAGAACAAACCATTGTGCCAAATGGCGTGCCAACCGTTGAAAACGAAAATGTATATAGCGTAAACGGCTACAACATCGACTTATCAAAAGGATTCTAAACAATGAATAAACAAGCATATTACGCCCTAGCGGCAGCATTAGCGAAACACTTTAATCAACCTATTGATTCAGTGTTACGTGGCGAAAGTTTTGCACTTAAAGCACCTGAAGCAGCATTGTTAGGCGAAAATATTCAACAGCGTTCCGATTTCTTGAAACAAATTAATATTATTCAAGTAGCACATACGAAGGGTCAAAAATTATTTGGTGCAACAGAAAAAGGCGTTACTGGTCGTAAACAAACTGGCCGTAATTTGGCTAATCTTGATCATACTCAAAATGGCTATGAATTAGCAGAAACGGACAGTGGCATTATTGTGCCATGGGCATTATTCGATTCCTTCGCTATTTTCAAAGATCGCCTTGTGGAACTTTATAGCGAATATTTCCAAAACCAAGTTGCATTAGACATCTTGCAAATTGGCTGGAACGGTCAAAGCGTAGCAGATAATACAACTCAAACAGATTTGTCTGATGTGAATAAAGGCTGGTTGAAACTTTTACAAGAACAACGTGCGGCCAACTTCATGACCGAATCTACAAAATCATCAGGCAAAATTACCATTTTTGGTGATAACGCCGATTACGCGAATCTTGATGATTTAGCCTTTGACTTAAAACAAGGCTTAGATTTCCGTCATCAAAACCGAAATGATTTAGTCTTCCTTGTTGGTGCTGATTTAGTTAGCAAAGAAACTAAACTCATTCAGAAAAAACATGGTTTAACCCCTACCGAAAAAGCCGCATTAGGTTCACATAACTTAATGGGTTCATTCGGTGGCATGAATGCCATTACCCCACCAAACTTCCCTGCACGCGCTGCAGCTGTGACAACGCTTAAAAACTTAAGTGTGTACACTGAAGCTGAAAGTGTACGTCGTTCTTTACGTAACGATGAAGATAAAAAAGGTGTGGTGACATCTTATTATCGTCAAGAAGGCTATGTTGTGGAAGATTTAGGTTTAATGACCGCTATCGACCATACCAAAGTTAAATTAAATGGTGAAGAATAGGAACTAACCAAAAATGGGAATGCGAGATTTTCAACGTCAAATGCAGGCACTAGCAGACATTAATCAAGTATCAGAGAACAACACACAACAAGGTGCGGTTGCGACTCATGGTAATGATTATGCTGTGCTTGAAATCGCCTTACAAAATGATGTGAACGCAGTACGCGCATTCCCGACACGTGCCGAAAAATTAGACTATAAACGCAACCGATTTTTGCCAAAGTGGTTGCCGTTTGTGAGTGCATATTTAGATAAAGGGGCAATTTATCAGAATGATTACTTGGTTTATTGCATTGTGTATTTGTTTGACATTGCTGATTTTGACCGAGCCTTGTCATTGGCTGAAAAAGCAATTAAGCAAAATCAATCTATGCCGCAAGGGTGGCAAACCACATTGCCAAATTTTGTCGCAGACCAAATTTACAACTGGACAGATAAAACCGCCGCAGCTGGTCAATCCGTGGAGCCATATTTTTCACAAACTTTTAAAAACGTGGCGACCCAGTGGAAATTGCACGAAATTGTCACAGCGAAGTGGCTAAAATTAGCGGCGGCACTGCTTTTACGCAGTCCTCAAGGCAAAGTACAAGCCAGTGGCATTGATGATGCCGAAACGCTTGTGCTGGCTATCCAATTGTGTAACCGCGCTTTCCAACTCAATCAGAAAGCGGGTGTGAAAAATATGATTGAGCGTTGCATGATGCGTTTAAACGCGTTAGCAAAATCGGGCGATTACGACCCGAACAGTCTTCCCCAAGTGGCGGGCTTGAGTTTGGAAAAACAGCAAATTGATTTTGATCTTGTTATTGAAAAACTCACCGCCCGCCCACTCCAAAATAACGAGGAAGGCAATGTTTAACGGCAGAACACAAGATTACGATGACACTACGATCACAAATAGCGGATTCTGGTGTGACATCACTATTGATGAATTTCAAAAACAACGGGCAATTCCTTTACAAATTCCCGTTGAAATGGTGAAAACGGCGCTTATTGCCGCTATGCAAGGGATTAATTTGGACCTAGCGGAAGTGGAAGAAAACTACCGCAAAAGTAAGGTCAATTCTGTGCAAGAAATTTCAGCGCAACGTATTGACGGTGAAAATTACGCAGAAAGTCTTTATAAGAAGGCAGTATTCGCCAGAGCAAAAGCGGAGTTGTTACCAGAATTTAATACACTTTCGGGGCGAGAAATTCACCAAAATCGCGAATATGTGGCCGAACAAAAAAGCCTATTAGCTGAGGCAACTCATGCTATTCGCACATTAAAAGGTAAAAAGCGGGGTTCGGTTTGGCTACTGTAAAGAAAATGCTGTATCAGCAACTCACTGATTTTTTGCTCACAAAATTGCCGAAACGCTATTACGGGAATTTTTACAGCTGGATTGAAGACGGAAAATTATTGAACGAAGGGCGACAAGTGACCGAAAACGGCATAGAAGTGTGTCATCTTTCTTACAACGGTGTATTTCACTTTGAGGCGTTGCCGTTCAATGAAATTTCACCGGCTTATTTAATGGCATTTATCCAAGTGTGGGTAAACGAAAACGATCAAATGCGCGATGTGTTAGATGATGGCGAAATCCCTTTTGATTTAGACATTATCGACGATAACACGGCAGATTTAATCTTTACTATCGCTTTCCGCGAGCCACTGACGGCAATAGAAGATAGCGAAGGAGAATTAAAAATTGATGGTGTGAATTATCGTTTAGATGAAATTGAAGTTTTCACGGCCGAAGAAATTGACGTTGTCGTAAGGGTTGAACATGAACATCCGAATGGGGATTGATAAAGAGGACTTAAAGAAGTTTCTGAAAGATCTTGAAATCATCAGTTTACCCGATAAGAAAAAACGTGAAATTTTAATCCGCTCTTTGCAAATGATTAAACGCCAAGCGGTAAAAAGCGCGGCGAATCAACGAAACCCAATGGGCGGAAGTTGGAAAAAGCGTAAAAACGGCACGGCAAAAATGCTACGCCGAATTGCAAAGTTAGCCAACAGCAAAGCCGAAAAAGCGCAAGGCGCATTGTTTTATAAGCAAAAACGAACGGGCGAAATTGCGCAAGAACACCAAGAAGGAATTCCGCACTTATTTAAAAAAACGGAGTTCCCCGGCAAAAATAAAGGTGGCATTGGGTCAGACCCTTGCACCTTGCGCCAAGCAAAGAAATTAAAAGATTTAGGTTATACCGTGGCAAACGGTAAAACAAAAAACGGCAAAGCGAAACGCCGCAAGCCGACATTAAGCGAAATCCGCAGCACCTTATCACGTGCGAAAGCCAGTTTGATTATACGTAAACTGGAAGAAAAGAACGGTATGAATCCGAGCCGACATTTAACGCAATGGATAATTCCAACGGAAAAACGCCCATTCTTGGATACACGTGAAGAAGAAAACGCCAAGATTATTTTGGCGGAAATTCAAAAATATACTCAAAAACAACAATAAGAGGACAATAACGAATGTTCCCATCTGTACAAATCAACGCTCTTAACCAGTTAAGTGGCGAAACTAAAGAAATCGAACGCCACGCCTTGTTTGTCGGCGTAGGCACCATTAATCCAGGAAAGTTATTGGCATTAACGCCTGATTCTGATTTTGACAAAGTATTTGGAGAAACCGATACAGACTTAAAAAAACAAGTGCGTGCGGCAATGCTTAATGCGGGGCAAAACTGGTTTGCGCATGTGTATATTGCACAAGAAGACGGTTATGACTTTGTCGAATGTGTGAAAAAAGCCAATCAAACTGCCTCTTTTGAATATTGTGTCAATACCAGATATTTAGGCGTAGATAAAGCAAGTATTGGGAAATTGCAAGAATGCTATGCAGAACTACTTGCTAAATTTGGTCGTCGTACTTTCTTCATCCAGTCTGTACAAGGTATTAATCATGATCAATCTGACGGTGAAACATGGGATCAATATGTGCAGAAACTTACCACTTTGCAACAAACCATTGTCGCCGATCACGTTTGCCTTGTGCCTTTACTATTCGGCAATGAGGCGGGCGTATTGGCAGGGCGATTGGCAAATCGTGCCGTCACAGTGGCAGATAGTCCCGCAAGAGTTCAGACGGGGGCTTTGGTCTCATTGGGCAATGCTGAAAAACCATTAGACAAAGATGGCAATGAGCTTACCCTTGCGCATTTAAAATCACTTGAAACTGCACGTTATTCTGTGCCGATGTGGTATCCCGACTATGACGGTTACTACTGGGCAGATGGTCGCACTCTAGACGTAGAAGGGGGCGATTATCAAGTGATTGAGAATGTACGTGTTGTCGATAAAGTGGCACGAAAAGTTCGTTTGTTAGCTATCGCAAAAATTGCTGACCGTTCTTTTAACTCCACAACATCAAGTACCGCATATCACCAAGGATATTTGGCGAAACCGATGCGCGACATGAGCAAATCCGCAACCATTAACGGCAAGGATTTTCCAGGCGAATGTATGCCACCGAAAGATGATGCCATCACCATTGTGTGGCAAAGCAAAACAAAGGTGACGATTTATATCAAAGTGCGCCCTTACGATTGCCCGAAAGATATTACGGCAAACATTTTCTTAGATTTAGAAACCTTAGGAGATTAATAAATGGAACGAATCAGCGGAATGAGTTTTGATTTCTACATGATGGGCTTTCCGATCCACGTGGAATCAGTGAATCTATCCATTAGTGATAATAGTGCTGTGGCTTTAACCCGTGGTATTCCTGATGGTTGGGTCAGCGGTGATGTAGCTGCAGAAGGTGAAATTGAGCTTGATTCAAAAAACTTTCAAAAATTATCACAAGCGGCAGCTAGTGCAGGCAGTTATCGCAGCTTGCCAGAAGTGGATTTCACGTTCTTCGCAATGCGTGGCGGTGTGCGCGACAAAGTGGAAACTTACGGCAATAAAATTATTTTAACTGATGTGCTTAACATCGACCCAAAAGGCGGTGCGAAAAGCACAAAAAAATTGAAATATTTTGTCACAAGCCCAGATTTCGTGCGCATTAATGGTGTGCCTTATTTATCTGACGAAGATACACGTGATCTTATCGGTTAACCGAATTTAGGTGCTGGCCGTTCTGACGTACAACAATTATAAAAAAGCAAGTGCGGTCAGTTTCCTAAATGCTTTAAGGTGATTTTTTATTATGAATAACAGAATGGATAGTACTCAGCCTTTTGTTGCATCTATCGTTGCTTTTGTATCAGGACTTACATTGAATGAGTGGGCAGCAATATTCGGTATTTTATTTGGTGCGGCTTCGGTTTGGATTGCTTACCGAAAATACAAAGAAGACGTGCAAGCACGTAAAGATGAATTAGCCTACAAAATGTTGGCGGCGAAAATTGAGGCAAAAAAATTAGGAATTAGTGATGAGTAAAAAATTTGGTGCAATGATTTTATGTTCTGCCGCGGCTGTTGCTACTGCTTTTTTTGCTCAACAAAAAGATTTGCCAGCAGAATTGCAAAACAAAGTCAGCCCACAAGCAGTTTACATGATTGTGAATTTAGAAGGCTGTGTGCGAAATCCATATAAATGTCCTGCCGATGTATGGACGAATGGCGTAGGCAATACCCACAACGTGGATAAAAGCAAAGTTTTGACCATTGACGAAGTGGCCGCCGATTTACGTCGCAACATTAAAGAGGCAGAAAATTGTATCAACGCCGATTTTAACGGCAGAGAAATGAATCAAGGGCAATATGATGCCATGGTGTCTTTAGCCTTTAATTTAGGCTGTGGCAATATCAAGCGGTATTACAGTAAAAAACACGGCATGACATTGCCTACAACGATTTATCGTGCGGCAAAAGCGCAAGACTGGACATTAATGTGCAATCACATTTCTGATTTCAATAAATTGGGCGGTCGAGTATTAAAAGGCTTACAAATGCGCCGCACAAAAGAAAAGGCAATTTGTCTGGGGGAATAATGAATTTTAAATTCTTGGTCATCGGTGCGTTTTTGATCGTTTTTGTGGGCTGTATTGGCTCAACTCTGCACTACAAAAAACAAGCAGAATCGACCGCACTTTTGTTAAAACAAAGCGAACAAACCATTGAACAAAACAAAGCGATGTTGAAGAGGTATGAAACGCAAAATGCGGAATTGACCGAGCAACTCAATCAAGCTAACAAAAAAGCCGAACAACGCCGGCAACAACTAAAGGACGTGCTAAACAATGCAGAAAATAAAATTTGGACTTATGGCCGCGTGCCTGATGATGTTGCTGGCGTGCTCAACCAAAGAGCCACAAGTAAATAATTTACAGCTAATTTGCCCACAAACAACCGAATGTAGACCGTTAAGCGTAAATATTAAAACTAATGGCGATTTAGCTGACGGGCTGAATCAGGCATTAGATCGTATTGAAACCTGTACCACGGCTTACACGGCGATGGACAAGTGTATTAAAGATTTTAATAACCAAAACAGAAACCAAAAGGGAAACTAAAAATGGAAAAAACAAACGCACAAACTTTGTTAGATAAACTTACTGGCAATCTTAAAGATTCGGTCAAAGTCGATGTTGAAGGGGTTGAGTTCACTTTTCTCCGAGACAACAGCGCATATGATCAAATGATGAATGACATTACGACTGACAATAAGGTGACCCCAATCAAAGATTATCTACTTGCGATTGTAGCGCGTGAGCAAAAAGAAGATTTATTAGCAATCATTAATGTACCGGGTCTTGCAGGTTTACTTGCGGGAAAAGTGAATGAGGTATTAGTACCTAAAATTAATATTACGGTAAAAAACTAGCCTCGCGTGTGGATAGCATAGAGCGCAATGGCTTATCGCAAGCTATTGCGCTACGCATGCACTATTTACCACACGCAGATAACAGCGACTACAACTTAGCGCGCGCAATATGGTTACATAAACAGTATTTCGAACAACAGGCAAACGCCGTGGCAAGCGGTATCGCCAAGGTATTTTAGGGTTAAACAATGGCAATTCAGGGGCTTGAGTACATCATCAGCTTAAATGATCAGCTTTCCGCGCCACTTAAAGGCGTGATGAAGACCATTGATGATTTAGGCAAGCGTGGTGAAGATGCAATGCGCCGTATCGGTTTAGGTACGGCAGGCATTATTGCTACTGGGGCAGCGATGAAAAACGCCCTAGATCCCGCCATTGATTTCAACCGTGCACTTAATGAAATTAAAGCTACTGGGCGCGAACAAGCTGGATTAGACAAAATCACCGATTTTGCCCTTGATTTTTCCGCAACCTATGGCGGTGCGGCGACTGATGTGGTGAGTTCTACGAATGAAATTGCGCGTGCCATTGACGGTTTAACCGATAGCGAACTTGTCGCCTTTTCTAAAAGCTCAAACATTCTTGCCAAAGCCACTGGTTCAGACGTAAAAGCCATGGGTTCTTATATTTCCCAGTTATACGGTATTTTTGGTGACGAGGCGGCAAAAATTGGTAAAGAAAAATGGGTTGAACAAATTTCAGCGCAAGCTACTGTGACTGCGAATAAATTCAAGTCATCTGGCGAATCCTTAATGCAGGCTTTCACTAATTTAGGTTCATTAGCCAAAGACCAAGGCGTTCAATCTGCTGAGCAATTTGCCGTCATCGGCAATTTACAAAATGTGTTTGAAGGTGGCTTAGCAGGAACAAAATATGTCGCATTTTTAAGTGGAGTAGTAAAAGCGCAAAAAAAATTGGGCTTATCCTTCCTGGATTCGCAAGGAAAAATGCTGCCAATTATTGATATTTTAGAAAAAATCAAAGGTAAATACGGTGATTTAGAAGGTAATACTAAAGCCTTAGATGAATTGAGAAATGCATTCGGCACAAAAGAAGCAGCACAGGTGATCAGTAATCTTTTGCCGAAAATTGATTCGTTAAAAGGTGACATTGCTGAAATCAGCAAAATGAAAAGCCTTGATGATGCAGTCAAGATTTCCAAGATTGTCACCGATTCATGGATGCGTTTTCAGGCTATTTTTCAAAACATTAAAATTGCCATTGGCACACAGATCCTTGCAAAACTTGAGCCTGTGATGAATCGTCTTGCTGACATGGGGCAAGAATTTACAAACTGGTTACGAACTTACAAAAATATTGCTCGATGGATTGGCTATGCCGTGGGTGCATTGATTGGATTTACAGGACTAACGGCAGCACTTACTCTGATGAGTGGTATTGTTTCGGCAATCGGTGTGGCATTTTCTTTCTTAGTCAGCCCAGTTATGTTAGTCGTAGGTGCCGTGATTGGGTTAGGTATTGTAATTTATAAATTCCATTCTCAATTTATGGCATTTATAGCTGGCTTTATCGAAGGATTCAAAATGGCTGGGGTATCTTTCGCGCCGTTGTTTTCTGCCTTTGCGATTGTATGGAGTGCATTGCAACGCATCGGCTCAACCATCGGGCGAATTATTGGCTTATTCGGTAGTGCATCCGATTCGGCATATAGTTTCCAACAATTCGGCGTAGATATGGGCTATGCGTTAGGTGCCGTATTTAATATTGTGCTTAATGCCGTGGAATTAGTCGCACGTTCATTCGGGTTTATGGCAGATGTATTTGCGATTTCTATCGGTGCCATGATTGATGGTTGGAATGCGATAACCTCGCTTTGGGACAGTAACAAACCAATTGAAAGTTTTTCTAATATTGCTACTGCTTTAGGCAATATCTTTTCAAATGCGTTTAAAGGTATCGTCAATGCATTCACTTCAGTTATTAATTTTATTATTGAAAAAGCCAATTCATTACCAGGCATTAATATCCCGCTGATCCCAAAATGGGAAGATGGCGCTTTACCAATGCAAAGCAGTGCGACAGCCGTGGGGTCGTCTATCGGTGTGCAAGCATTGCAAATGCAAAATCAGCTTGGCGCATTAAATACCACCTCGCCAAAATTTGAATTGAGCGAGCAAACACAACCGCAATTCACCAAAATGCCAAGCGGTTCGGTCAGCAAAGCCATTACACAAAACCAACAAACCACGAAAACGATTAATTACGGCGGTGTCACCATCAACAGCAACGATGGAAACAAAGTATGGCAAGAAATGCGCAATCGCGAACAGTTGGCCGCGGGGTGATAAATGGAAAAACTTTACCTTGATTTATTAATTACCGGTGAAGACATCACGCTAGATAGCGGCAATCAACCACTAATTTGTGATAACCGAATTTCAATAGCGCAAGACATCAAGCACGCCATTTTAGAAAGTGGATTGGCGACACAACTTATCGCGGAACGTTCGCGCATTTTTCGTCGCGACATTATTTTGCAAATGGTGTTATTGGTTGAAGAAGATGTGCGATTAATCCCAGGTACAGTATTTATTACCGAAGAAAAATTAGGGCAATTATTTATCACTGCAGATACTTATGAATTTGGGCGACTTGATGAATTGGAGTTACGTTTAAATGAGTGAAAATTTTAAACAAATGTTAGCGGAAAGCGGCTTACCAACAGAAGAAACACAAATCCGTCAAGAATTTGAACGCTTAACCGCAGAAGAAGGATTAATCACCAATACAAGCCGAATGAGTCCATTCTGGCGATTAATCACAGCCATTGCGGTTAAGCCTGTGAAGTGGCTGACAGATCATTTAATTGCTGAAATTCTACCGAATTTATTTGTAAAAACTGCAAAAGATAGTTGGTTACAAATTCAAGCGTGGGCAGTGGGTTTAGATTTTAAAGCTGCAACAAAAGCAGAAGGTGTCGTGCATTTTACAAAAGAAAGCGATGTAACCGATCTCACCATTAAAGCTGGCACTGTGATTCAGACAGAGCGTATTAATGATGTGATTTTCCGTTTGATTGTCACGCAAGACACCATCATTCCTAAAGGTGTGTTGCGCGCGCCTGTGCCAGTAATCGCAGAGCAGGCTGGCGCAAATTACAATTTAGCGGCAGGTTATTACCGTATCTTGCCAGAATCTATTGCGGGAGTCAGTGCGGTGGAAAATTTAGAGGATTGGCTCACCTCACCAGGTGCAGATCGTGAAACGAATGACGAGTTGCGCGAACGCTATCGAACTCAGTTTTCCAGCATTGGACAGCATCACATTGACAGTGTTTACAAAGGCATGATTGCGAAAGTTGCCGCCTTATCGGTGGACAGAATTTATTTTAAACACGATGCGCCACGTGGCCCGGGAACGGCAAACGCCTATTTGTTGTTAGACACAGGCGTAACCAGTCAACCTTTTATTGATAAAGTCAATCGCCATGTGCGTGATGAGGGCTTTCACGGCCACGGTGATGATTTGATTTGCTACGCTATGCCAGAAACTAAACATAATTTAACGTGCGCCATTTACTTTCAGCCGTCCATTTTTGTCGGCGACGTGCGTAAACAAGAAATTGTACAACAAGTGGAAAATATGATCCGCTGCGCATTCCGCGAAAATAATAATTATGGTGTAACAAGAACTTACCCTTTTAGTCGTTTTAGCTGGTCAAAATTGGGAGAAGAAATCCATGACAACATCAGCGAAATTGCATCTATCGTATGGGGGCAAAGCGATATTCAAAGCGATTTATCTATTCCGCGCATTCAGCAATTATCAGTCACAGTCCAAAAGTAAGGGGAGAAAATGAAAATAAAATTGCCCTTTTGGATGGATAAAGGCGAATTAAGCAAAATCGCCGTGCTATTCGGAAAATGGTGGGATTATGTTTTAAGTGCGGTCAAATTTCCCTTCAATATTTTAGATGAAGAACACTGCAGTGAACGCATTTTAAATTTAATCGCCTATCAACGAGACGTAGAACGATTTGAGGGCGAGCCGTTAGAACTCTTCCGTAAGCGCGTGAAATATGCCTTTTTAAATGCGAAAGATGCGGGCAGTAAAGCGGGCTTTATCCGTATTTTCGAACGTCTAGGCATAGGCTATGTAGAGATTGAAGAACGGTTCGACGTGGAAAACTGGGATGTAATCAAAATTCGCTTGAGCGATTCTCAGTTAGCCAAGAAAACGGAATTATTGAATTTAATCATCCGAAAATATGGCCGCACTTGTCGGCGTTATACCTTTGAAGTGATTACAAAAGAAAGTGTGACGATTCACCATGGCGAATTTAATCACGATTATCAAAGTTTTTATGTGAAAGTAAACTGATAATAACAACAATAATAAGAGGTTTATTTATGGCTAGTTTAATTACGCCACAATTTGAACGCTACGTCGCAGAACAAACTATTGCACGTGGCACAGTACAGTTTGATGAATTTATTTTCGCTAATATTCCAGGGTTAAATGAGAACAATCTTGCGCAATATCTCACTATGCCGACATCGGCACAAATTGTACATCGCCAAGCCGTATCGCAAAGTGGTGTGATTAATGAAAATGCAGTTGTGTATTCTGTGACGATTGGTACTGAAGTAGGCGATTTTGATTTCAATTTTATTGGTTTGATTAATCGTTCTAAAAATCTTTTAGCCGTTGCGGTGCAAACGGATACAGTGAAAAAAATCCGTAATAAAAACGCTGTACAAGGCAACAGTATTACGCGCAATATTCTTTTAGAATTTAGTGGAGCAAAAGCTCTAACGGGCATAAATGTCAATGCGAACACTTGGCAAATTGATTTTACTGTGCGCTTACATGGACTTGATGAAAAAATTCGTTTAACCAATCGTGATCTGTATGGCAGAGCAGTATTTTTCGATGATAGTTTTCTGGTTAAACGTAAAACAGGCAATCAATTTACTATTCAACCAGGTGTAGCTTACGTGGAAGGGGTGCGCATGGATTTAACCGCACTTTATAACCTCACCGCAAACAATCTACCATGCTCAGTTTATGCCGATGTAGTGCATCATTGCACCGTAACGGGCGAATATCAAACTGAAATTAAGTATCTCACGCAATCAAAAGCGGATTATGTGGACACCGCAAACCGCCAACACTATGTGCAAATCCTTGCCGACATTGACAGTCAAGGCAATGTGACAGATCGTCGCTTGCTTTCGCCATTTTTAGGGATGAATCCGCTCACATTAGATGATACAACCGAAAATATCAAAGATAACCGCGGACATACGCACAAGTTACCAATCGCAAGCCTTGTTAAGCGTGGCATTGTGAAATTGTTTTCTGGCAATGATTCGGATGCAGAAGACATGGCAGCAACGCCGAAAGCGATTAAAGGCCTAAAAGCATTAATTGATGCAATTACGCGTAATTTTGGTAATTACATTCCAAATAGTAAAAAATCCTCTGCAGTAAATAGCAATAGCGCAGAAACTGTCGCAACCAGTGTAGCGGTTAAGACGGCTTACGATAAAGGTGTGGAAGCTAAAACCGCTGCAGATAATGCAAACCAAAATGCTGAAGGTCGAGTATCTAAATCTGGCGATACAATGACTGGCGATTTATTGCTCAAGAAAGGTGATTATAGTGGTCTTAATGTATATAACAATGATGGCTATTATACTCGATTAGAGGGTAATCCTCACAATAACAATAACTTATTGACATTTGTTTATCGATCACCACAACACGCCAACATAGCCGTCGTAGTTTTTCCCAAAAAAAATGGCACAATCGCTTATATTAATGATGTAGTTCTTAAAAGCGGTGATTCCATGACTGGCATTTTGTATTCAGTTGGCATCTCATCTAAACATTATGGGTATGGCGCCTATGATAATCAATATACAAGTGGTGCCCCGTTTTTAGTTAACGCCGAAGGGTCGCAAGACCGTGATACGTATCATCCATTTGTCAAAGGGTTAGTGCGGTCAAAAGGACGTTTTGGTGCTGGATTTTCGTTCGGGTACACAACAAAGCAAGGTCAAGGTGATGGCTTCGGCCGCGGGATTATCCATCTTATTGAGGATAATGGCGCTAACAGGTTGTGGGCTTTTGAGCATAATGGTGACTTTAATAGTGCTGGAGATGTTCGCTCTTCAAGCGGCAAATCTCTTAACAACTCCGTGCAGACTAGCGATTATCGCTCTCAATGGGGACAGACAGGATGGGTTAAATTGCCTAATGGGCTAATTTTACAATGGGGCAAAACACCTGTAATTCATGACGAAAATAGCACAGATATAGTCTTTCCGATCGCATTTCCGAATAAGGTTTTAAATATTCAATTGACAGAGAATCAGATGCGGACAGTACACAATCATGCTACACATTTGGCAGCACTTAATGTAACTAATTCAAAATTCACATTCAAAATTAATTCCACTTTGCCTATTGATTCATCGGCAGATTGGTTTGCTATTGGATATTAATGAGGTTTAAAAAATGTATTTTTACGATAAAACCACAAATGGATTTTACATAGAGGATTTACATGACATTCCTCAAGGTGCGACGGGAATTAGCGAAGAAACCTACCGCACTTTATTAGATGGACAAGCCGCCGGTAAGCAAATTATTGCCAATAAGCAAGGTAATCCAGTTTTAGTTGACCCACAACCAAGTGACGCGCATGAATTAAATCTTGATACCTTGATATGGGAAATCCCTCAAGAAAAACTAACCGCACTTTTAAAACATCGGAAATCAAGCTTAATGACAACAATCGCTAACAAAACCGATAATTTCAAAGCGCAATACTTACAAGGCTATTCGCAAGCCGAAATCGACAGTTTTTACCGACAAGAACGTGAGGCGCGAAACGAATTGCCGTTGATGTTACTTACTGAAATTTTTGAAGGGCGCGATGACTTAAAATCAGTCGATGAGCTGAAAAAGAAAGTAATTGAAAAAGCGGATTTGTTTGCAATCATAATGGGAAAATTGTTTGCCATTAAGCAAGGATTTGAAACCCACATTGAAAAGGCTCAAACAATGGAAGATCTAGATAAAATTGAAGAGGATATTAACAAATGGCAAAAAATTTAAAAAAATGGGGCTATCACGTTTTAATCGCTGCAGATCAGTTTTTTAATGCTCTTACTGGCGGTGCGGCAGATGAAACTTTGTCAAGTCGTACTTATCGCCGTGCAATATTAACGCAAAGTAAACCTAAAAAGCGTTGGCGCGTGCTTTATCGTGTCATCAATGGGTTATTCCGTGATCCGAATCATTGCGAAACAGCATACCATAGCGAATTAAACCGCAAGCAATATCCGGACGACTTTAAAATAAATTAACAGGTGTTTTTAACATGTGGCAAAAACAAAAACTAAAATTATCCCCACAGGCAAAAACAACACTACAAAACGCACAAAAGGGGATTATTTCCCCTTTTTCGTTATCTGTAAGTGGCACAAAATTGGGCGTGCATAATTGGTCGCACGGTATCAAAGAAAAATCCAATCACTATTTATCACCAGAAAATGCGGTGAAAGCCATTGCCGCAAAATTGGTTGATTATGCCGATCCGAATCGCCCAAAAGGCACGCAAGATGTAATCGCCATTATGGTGACAAATAGCAACATTGATCAGTTTATTGCTGACTTAGAAAACGTGCGCGAATTGTTACCAGAGCCGACATTTAAACAGGCGTTGGATTATGCGAAATCCAGTAAAAACTTACAGGAAACAAAAATGATTAAAACGCCGACCATGGCGAATCCATCATTTTCAAATAGTGCGGATATTACGCCGGGTTCAGCGCGCACCATGCAAAGCATTTTGCGCAATGCCACATCGGCTGCAGTCGCTGCGCAAACAAAAGACCCGATGGCAATGATTGAGGCATTAAAGGCTGCGAAAAAAGAACGCGACAAAGCGAATAACGAAAAAGTAGAGAAAATGCTGAACACATCGGCGAATGTGTATGCGTTTTCTGTTTCGGATTATCTCGAAGTAGCGGAAACAAAAATAAAATTGAATGTGCCGACAGCGGGTAATGTGTTTACTGCTTGTGTGATGTTTATTGGCACAGATTTAACAAATATTAGAGGAATGTTGCAAAATGCCGAAACGTAATCCCAGTGTACAACTTGCACTAAATGGCACGCCAATTTATTTAAACAATATTTTAATGTCGGTTTCAGTCAAACGCGAAGAAAAAGACATGAGCGGTCAAAAATCCAGTACAAAAAAATCCGATAAAGGCGTAAAGGCCAAAGAATTAAACGTTACCGGATTTATTCCATATGCTCGTAAAGAGTGGTTAACAGATTTATTTAATCTTGCCGAGTCTGAAGACGGGAAAGGTGAACAGTCTAAATATCGAGTATCTTGCACGATTGCTGAGGCAGTCAACATGCGCGAGGTGCAATTTAGTGGTGAAGTGACGGCAGCAGAACAGAGCGGGCAGTTAGGGTGGGCTATATCGTTTACTTTACGTGAAGTGGATTCTGTAGCCGAGAAAAAAGACCAACGTAAGCAAAAACCAAAAGCTAAGGCGCAAGGGGAAAAAGCACCAGCGGCGAAAAGCTCAAATGCTCAAGGCGGAAATCAAAGTGCGGTTGAAAAAGGCGGTAAATCTGAACAATCTCAAACTAAGCAAGACGATTCGTTTTGGGGCAAGATTGACAAGGAATTAGGGAAAATTGACGGATGAAAATAATCAAAACGTGCATTATTGACGGTGAAGAATTAGAGCTTTCAGACGAACAAATTATTCTTGAGCTTAATAATACAGGGCGCGGATTTGTAACCGTTCGCACAGATAAAGACTGTATTGGCAAAAGTGCGGTGTTTGAAATGGGTGAATATGATCACTATTACAAATGGTTTGACGGTATTGTGGAACGGGAGCAAGGCGCAGAAAACGGCTATAAAAAATTATTCATTCGCGAAAAAGTAGCAGTGTTTGAAAAGCCTTTAAACTGTTCTCACAGACACATAACCTTGCGTGATTTGTGTGCGTGGATTACAAGTCAAACTAAAATACCCGTAAAAGTGCCGCAAGCAGATTATGCGGATACGCCGATTTCATTATTCACCCACAACGGCAGCGGTTATCAGCTTTTATCCAATATTGGGCGACAATATCAAATCCCTGATTATATGTGGCAACAATCGCCAGACGGTTCTTTGTTTGTTGGTTCGCACAAAGATTCACGCTGGGCGGGAAAGAATATTGAATTCGATGAAAGTATGACATTGGCAAGTGGTAGCAATGACATGACGATTCCTATCACTGCTGCTATTCGTCCTGGAGCGATTATCAATGGCAATATAATTCAAAAGGTTGAACTATTTGGCGATGATTATGTGCTTACCTGGGAGAACTTAGGTAAAGATGGTAAGCCTGAACAAAAGAGCCCAGAACGAAGACAAATGGAAAAAACATTCCCAGAACTGGCAGGCGGTTATCACTTGCCAAAATATGCAAAAGTTGTCGGCATTGCAGATCCATCTAGTGGCGGGGATATATCTGATCCATTCCGTCCGAAGTATGCCGTTGAGTTACAACTACTGGACGAAAACGGAAACGAGGATAAAACTGTGCCAGTTTATCCTGCAGTACCGTTACCTGTAACAAGTACAGGTTCGCAAGGTGGTGATTTTGCGTTTCCCGAAGTGGGAACGATGGTAGAAGTGGGCTTTGCTTATGGGCGAAGTGATCAACCTTTTGTGCGAACTATGTTAGCACAAGGAAAAACAGTACCAAGTGTTGCACCTGGAGAACAACTCAAACAGCAACGCCCAGAAGTGTATGAACGCACCGATGCCGCAGGCAATAAGATTCGCGAAACCGATCAAAAGATTACAGATAAATCCTTTGAACGACACATCGAGACAGATAGTGAAGTAAAACAAATTGGTACATCAACAAAAACAGTAGATTCAGATAGTATGCAAACTATCGGTGGGAATAAAACTGTTAGCGTATTAGGTAGCATTAATGATACTACAGCAAGTAATCGTACAGTAGGAACTGGCGGAACTTTACAGGAAAGAATTGTAGGATTGGCACAACGTGTTTCAGACGAGAAAAATAAAATGGTTGCGCCATTGAGTTATATGGGAACAGAAGGTCAGAATATTTTTAGACTACTGGAAGACACCATTCAACTATTAGGCGAAGTTGCAAGCACCATTGCAACGCACACGCACAGAGGTTCACCTCCGCCAGATCAAGCAAGCACATTCACCCAGCAGGCAAGCCAAGCAGAAACAATCAAAGGCAAACTTACGCCGATTATTGAATAATATATTTACATTTAAACAAAGCGGTCTATTGACCGCTATTTTTTTTGAAAAATTTATAAAAAATGCTTGCATTTAAATTTAAATCGTCCTATTATTAGGACATAGGAAGGAAGCCCACAGGGGGCGCCTGAAATAAGCCTAAAGGAGGCAATTATGACAACTCAAACTATCCAAATCACAAAACCTCAATTAATCGGTTCAGAAAAACAAATCAAATGGGCTAATGATATTATTGATAATATCATTAAAATCCTTGGTGAAATTGAAATCCCTCAAGGCGCAACCGTAGAACAAATTGCGCACGTACAAAAAATTATTGATACATTCTTTGGACGTCAAGAATCTTGGGTTTGGATTGATAAATATAGTCGCTTTACAAGTACAACTCCAAAACAAACAATCTTTGCAGTCGTGATGGTTGATGGCGGAAAAAAATAATAACAAGCCTCGAAAGAGGCTTTATTTTAAGGAGAATCAAAAATGAATTATAAAGAAATCATGTATTCAATAGGGCAATTAGTTCGCTGCGTTTATGGCGTCGATGTGCCGGTAAATATTCAAAACACGATCATCCGATTCCCAACAAAAGGAATCGGGCTGATGAATCAACGTGGAGATATAATTAAATCAAGCTCGCAGGATGAAATCATGCGCTTAATGGATAAGATACCTAGTGACTTAACCGATCCGAAAGATAAAATGGATTTTGATGCGCAAGGCGCATTTTGGTTGGGTTATTATCACTATGCAAAATTAACGGATGACATTAAAAACTATGGCGCAGACGAACTGGCCGAGTGCGGGAAGGCACTATACGGCGATCAATGGCAAACAAATCTTGCAAAAGAACTAGGCTTATCAGACGCGCGAAGAATAAGATTTTGGCTAACAAATGAAAGAAAAATACCAACAGGGGTTTGGGCTGATATTTTTGCACTTCTGAATAAAAAGAAAATGAAGATTGAAACTATCATCAATAAAGTTTCAGTATGA